AAGCATATACCGCCATTCAGAATGATGCCGAGCATTACCTCAAGTATCTCAAGTTCGACGAGCCAGTTGAGTACACAGTTCAGATATCGCAGGACGACGCGGAGTCGATGCGAGACGAGCTTGCCGAGCAGAAGATGGTAGTTGATCTCGAGGCGGCTAACCTCAACGCCGAGCTCGAGGACGAAATACCGTTTTAAGTAATTACCAACTGCGGAGGGCCTCGGCTCTCCGCTCCAACTAACCAACCAGAAGGAAGCAACAATGCCGAATCCATTTAAGAAAACTCAACCCGTCGAAGAGCCATACGCGGTCTATACGAACGACCGTAGGGGTTGGGAGTGGCGTATCCTCGCTACCCGTAAGATGCCAGAAAATGAGGGCTCGCCCTTCGCTATCTGGTACGTCGCCGCCAAGTCCCCATACACTCACGGCAGTTGGGAGTACGGCGACACATACAAATCGGAGATACTACAGAATGGTATCTTATCTAAATCAACTTCAGAATGGAGCAAGCACTATGGATAATGTCAATCAACTCGCCGATCTCATCATGGCCATCATTCAGGACAAGGTGGACGAACGTATCGAACAGAGGGTCGCTGACATGTCAGACAGCGTCAGCGAGTTTGGGAGACAAGTCAGCGAGTTTGATATCCAAGATTACCGTCAGGATATAGCTGAAATGATCGAGGAAGACGTCGACTTCGGTGAGAGAGTTCAGGAAGCGCTGGGCGAATTGAGCTTCACCACCACGATAGACTAAGCTAACTGCGGGGGCTGATCGGTCCCCGCATCACCTCAACTAAGGAGCATCAACATGAAGAACGGAATCATATACAACGGGCCAAGCCTCTTGGATGGTAAACCGATTGTCGTTATCGCCACATACTCTGACCGGAACACCAAGACCGGCAAGGTATTGCAGACCTACATCATACGGTCAGACATCTCGCCACTCGAGGCAAGCAAGTCCGGTGAAGACTTCAGCATCTGCGGAGACTGCAAGTTTCGTGGAACTCCAACCACGGACCCAGTTCGTAAGCAAGCGGTCAAGCGAGACTGCTACGTCAACCTGGGCCAAGGTCCAACCATCGTCTACAAAGCCTACAAGCGTGGAGTCTACCCCGTGGCAAAAACCATCCAAGACTTGGGGGTTGACCGCATCGTTCGGATCGGAACCTACGGGGATCCAGCCGCCGCACCTGCATGGGTATGGGAACAACTGCTCAAGCAATGCAAGTCATGGCTGGCATACTCTCATCAGTCTGGGTGGCGTCCGGACATAGCGATGCAGAGTGCAGACACCATGGCCGAAGCAATCGAGCACTGGAAAGCTGGGCACCGCACGTTCAGAGTGATCGCAGACCTAGGTGAGTTGGATACCACCAAGGAAATACTTTGCCCCGCTTCAAAAGAGGCAGGACGTAGAGTTCAGTGTACAGCTTGTAAGTTGTGCAAAGGATCTAGCCCTGCCAAGTCAATCGCAATCGTTCAACATTAGGAGATGAACATGGAAGAAGACTATCCCGACAACTGGTACGAAGAAGATGACAACGGTGAGTCCGACTCTGACCGATACATGGACGAGCTCGATCAAGAACCTTGGGAGTCAAAGACGGACTACTGCGACAGGATGGGGTTCGATATGTAATATGAGGGGAGCTTCGGCTCCTCTTTTTACTTCCTAAAAAAGGTGCGCTAGTCGCGCAATATTCCAAGAAAAAAGAAAAAGAATGGAGCGCCAAAGCGCACAGTGTTTGTGGGCCTCGTTCCTCGGCGAGGAGAATATCGGCAGCGGGCCGCAAGACCTAAAGAATATCGGCAGCGGGCCGCAAGATCGAGCGAAAACCAGCGAAAAAGGAGGGAACATCGGCGAAAACCTGCCCATGGGCCGCAGAACACCCACCTTCCGCCAAAGCTGGGCCCATTTCACCCCCAAATAAAAGTAGCTCACGGGTCAAGGACCTCTTTACTAAGTAAAAACTTGCGCCTCCTCTAGCACAATATGCCATGTGCCAAGCAATTTGATGAGGGGAGATGGATAGTGCGTTAGATTTAGTCACCTTGAGTTCGAGCCAGAAAGGTAGGCCGTCCCAGACAGCATGAACGTCAGGAACTCCACCTCCATGTTTGTTTTCAATCCTTGTCGCGAAGCACTTTTTTGGCAGATTGTTTCGGATCGTGTTCCAAAAGTTTGCTTCCGGCCCCTTGCTCATCGGGTTTCTCCTTCGGTGTTATGTCAACCATAAATGCTTGTGGATATTTCTTTTGGAGATCAGCCAGCCGACCAACAATTTCATCTCTCGATAGTTGGTCAATGGTGTTGATGTTTTCTCGCCTGTCAATTGTCAAACCGCCCAGGGCGGAACGTATCTTCTCCGCATTGATAGCCGCCGAAAATTGCCCAGCCTCCTCTGCCCCAGTACTAAGTTGGTGCAGTCGTTCTAGCTGACCCAGTGTGGTGACGCCGTAGCGCCTCTCTCGTTCCGTTCTTAGGTCTTGGATGTACTCAAGGACATGAGGATACTCTCTGCCATTCAGGAGCTTTGACGCTTGGTTGTTTGCCACCTCATGTGAATAGCCAGCCTTACGCGCGCATTCCGCATTGGAGTATATTCCCTCGACTATGTAACGTGCAAAAGTTGTTTGCCTGTTAGTCAGTGTTCGACCGTGTTCTTCTTCGATCTTTTTTTTGACAGATGCCATCTGGACCTCATTGTTTTCTGGATACAAGTTATAGTACGGTGAGTACGGTTGCAACGGCAACAAGGTGATGCTTTTCAGTTCTATATAGGCGTTTTCTTCCCAGAAGTGTACTCAGTGTACTCAAGTGTACTCAGGAATGGGCTATACAAAGAAGGTGTTGAGTACGGTGAGTACGGTGAGTACACTAGATTTGGAATATATTTTTAAAAAAAAATAAATAATCTAGAAAAAACGCCTATAGTGTACTCACTGTCCCCGAGGGAAACTGACCCATGGACCGTGACCCCTGCCAAAATAACATTCTACCAACACTTGACATACAAGTTACATGGTGATAACACACAAATACAAATTAATTTTCAACGAGGATTACCAGCATGTCAAAACAATCACCATTCAACGTGCCGTCCATTTGGATCGAGCTTCCAAAGGCAAAGACCTTTGAGGAGGCTGAACTCAACTGCGGAGAAGTTAACAAGTTACTTCGAGACATGGGCTTAAAGCATGCGCATTTTCAAGCATCCAATGAACAGCGGTACACCAACACATTTTACAATTACGTCACTGGGGCGGACGGTAGTTATGTTGAGCTTGATGACTGTGGTCAGTGGTTCAGTGTACGGGTCCTGAGAGCTTACCTTCTTCCTGATCCGCATGGAATTTTGAAGGGGGAAGTATAATGTCATATGTAATTGTATTCGATACGATGTGTACTGGCTGGCAGTCTGCTGTCGATGAAAACGACAATCCTGTTGTCTATGCCACTGAGGCAGAAGCAGAGGCAGAAATCAAAGATGATTTTGAAGAGTTGCGCTCTAACCAAATAGAAGCTGGACAAGAGCCTGACGAGGAGCCTGACGATTTCGTTGTGCCGCTCGAGGATTATATCAAAGGGCGTAAGTTTATCTGGACACCTTCTGGGTGCTACATTGAGGGAGAAGTATAATGCCAAATCATTGCGATCAACAAGTCACGATCACAGGTCCACGGGCCTTGGTCTCACAAATAGAAGAAAACCTTGAGGAGGGTCGGTTCTGCGATTTGATATCGCCCATGCCGTTCGAGATGTGGATTGCTCCGGACCAAGGAAATTTTGGTGCTTGGTACGAGTGGCGCAACGAAAACTGGGGCACCAAGTGGGATGTTTGCGCGGTTGAAATGGGTGACCTTCGCCTTATCGGTGACGGCACAACAAAGGAGATTGAGTTTCAGTGTTGGACAGCTTGGGCACCTCCGATCCCTGTGTGGGACAGGTTGGTTGACTTGGGGTGCGAGGTTGAGGCCGATTACCAAGACGAGGGGGGCATGTTTGAGGGCACCTACAGAGACGGGCTGGACGAGTGTTGGGTTCCAGCAGATGTTTATGAGGAGGATGAGGTCATGAATTTAGACAAGGATGTTTATGAGGAGGAAGAATAATGGCAAACTTTCATGTGGAACTATCAATATACAATGACTTCGTTGTCGAGGCAGACAACGAAGAAGAAGCCACAGCCAAAGTGTTGGCCTTGGGAGTATGGGAAAGTTTAGATGGCGCAGATTATGAAGTGTCAGAAGTTCGGGAGGAGGAATAATGGGACGAGTGAAAGAAGAACTCATGCGGATGCAAGAGATACCGTACATGGACGAGTGTTCCGAGTGCCATGGAGATGGGACCGTGGTCCGGTGTATACCGAGACCTCAGAACTTCAACCGTGACATTGGCTTCATTGATACCGAGACTGTGCTTTGTCCAACGTGCGAGGGTGCCGAGGAAGTTGAGCGCCTGTGCTACGAGTGCAGTTCTTGGGTGACGATAAACGTGAATGAGGAGTCCATACTTTGCGAGAACTGCATCGATATCAGGGACAATGGATTGGGGGAGTGTGATGAGCGGTAAAAAGCTAAGATTTTTTGTAACAAACGATGTTAATCAGACTGTTAAGAACTTTCAAGACCCTTTGAACCGAGCAAACATGGCGGGGCGCTTTGATCCAGACAAACCGCCTGCAAATCGAAAAGAACGCAGGGTTCTGGCCGCAGTAAAAAAGGGGAAAACTAATGGCTAAATTAGATAAACTAAGTATCCTCGAGGTAGTGGTATCTGTGATGGAGGATGAGATTGATACCTTACACGAGAAAGTTAAAGCCCTCGAAATAAGGATGGGCATTCAAGAAGTATTAGCGCAACGGGAGGACGAAGAATGAGCAGTAAAGATATGGAACGTCTATTGGACGAGGTATTTGCAAAAGTATTTGGGAGTAAGTGGTGATGGCTAAATGGAACTTAGATCAAGATTTATCTTTCGCGGGCTCTTATGTTGACATGGACTACATTGTCGATCGGTTGGAGGATATTTTAGATGACACAAATAAAAAGGAAGAGAGGGTTGTTCGTAAGGTAAAGGAACTAAAGCGTGAGTTGATCTATAATTTAGGTGCTAACCACAGACTTCAAAGGAGCAATGTGGGCAAGGATGCTCACCACAGAGTTGGTAAGAATGAAAAGGGTTGAAAGAAAGTTAAAGCGCATCGATAAATTATTAGATAACGTCGAGCGCCGTCTATTAAAAGCAACTTTAATTTTGTTAAGTGTAAGG